CCACATTGCATCCTCTCTCTCAACTGTTTTCAAATGTATCCGTGACTATTATTGTGCAGCCGGTCACCCTTAGGCTTGACCAAGGGCCGCGTGTATGCTTAGGCTGGCCGCGTGACTCTTGTGGGCCTTGTGGTCACCAATGGGCTTGACTTTTGTGTGCTGGTGTGATAAACGGGCACGGGGGGGCCTGCGGTGTTGCAAGGATTTCTGTTGTACCCTCCGGTATACAAAAAAGTAGCAATTTAGGATTATACACAAGGAGTCATATGCAGTCATAACCCATTGTTATACAAGTGTATTCCTGTGTTTATCCTTATGTAGCGCGGGGCTGGAAAAAGGACACATGTGTAATGACAATGTATGACATGTCGGCAGGCCAATTAGTTATCAATTAGTAGTAGAAATGTCTTGACTTCTGTTCTAAAATATGCTATAATATATAGTATAACTAAGTAAGACAAAGACAACCAAGCGCCTTAAGGGTACTTAAGAAAAGGTTTAGGATTAACTTTAAAGATTATCATTAAAGATTCTCCTTAAGACTACTTAAGTATACTTAAGATAACCAAAGGAGTGTATTTTGAGTATAGAAGAGCCTTTAGAGTGTCAGCCTCCCTCCGCGAAGCGGAAAGGCCGCCCTAAGAAGCAAGTTGTGTCAGCTAACAAGCGAGGCAACCGTAAGTCAGTAGGTCGTCCTAAGGGTGATGCTGCTACGATTAATGAATACAAAGCTAGAATGTTGGCATCCCCTAAGAGTAGGAAGGTGTTGGACAGTATCCTCAATGCTGCATTAGACGATGATCATAAGAATCAGGCAGCAGCATGGAAGTTGTGCATGGATAGACTGCTTCCTGTTAGTTACTTCGAGAAGGACAAGGCAGGAGGAGGCAGAGGTGCCATCAATATCAGTATAACTGGTGTAGGTGGGGAAACTACTGTTATATCAGGCTCAGAGGACATAGAGGATGGAGAGTATAGCGATGTATGATATTAATCAAGATCTAGACTACTTTACCAAAGAAGAGTTTGCCTGTCAGCATACAGGTGAGAATGAAATTAAAGATACATTCCTATTGAAGCTAGACCTGCTTAGAGCAAGGTGTGGTTTCCCATTTGTTATCACTAGCGGCTATCGTAGCCCCGAACATCCCATTGAATCGAGAAAGGGAAAGGAGAAAGCAGGAACTCATGCCCAAGGCATTGCAGCAGACATTAAAGTTAGTACGTCACAACAAAGGTACACGTTGGTTGAGGAAGCTATCAAGATGGGATTTGGAGGCATTGGAATACACAGTGTGTTCGTCCATATTGATATGCGCAGTGTTGACGGTAATGCTAAACCTGTAATGTGGTTGTACTGAGTGACTGACTTAAATGTCTCACTGTTACCGTGGCAGCAAAAGGTATGGAATGATCCTATGCGCTTTCAGGTCATTGCTGCTGGTAGACGTACAGGTAAGTCTCGCTTAGCTGCGTGGAAGTTAATCATTGAAGGTTTAGCTGCTACTAAAGGTAGTGTCTTCTATGTAGCTCCTACGCAGGGTCAGGCTAGAGACATCATGTGGGATATGTTGCTGGAGCTAGGCAACCCTGTGATAGCTTCTAGCCATGTCAACAACTTACAAATTAAGCTTGTCAACGGTGCCACCATAGCCCTAAAAGGCGCTGACAGACCAGAAACCATGCGTGGTGTCAGTCTTAAATTCTTGGTTATGGATGAGTATGCCGATATGAAGCCAGAGGTGTGGGAGCAGATCCTACGTCCTGCGTTAGCGGATCAGAAGGGTTCTGCGATGTTCATTGGTACGCCAATGGGTCGTAATCACTTTTATGATTTGTATACGTATGCTAGTGTATCAGATGATGATACGTTTGCTGGGTATCACTTTACCAGCTATGATAACCCGCTGTTAGACCCTAAAGAGATTGAGGCAGCTAAAAAGTCTATGTCTACCTTCTCCTTTCGACAGGAGTTTATGGCATCCTTTGAGGCTCAGGGTAGCGAACTATTTAAAGAAGACTACATTAAGTTTGATGACGAGGAGCCGAAGGGTGGTGAGTATTATATTGCTGTCGATTTGGCAGGATTTGCAGACGTACAAAAAGTCACAACCAAGACTAAACGCTTGGATCAGACGGCTATCTCTGTTGTTAAAGCAAGTGAGAACGGTTGGTGGGTTGCTAATATCATACATGGCCGTTGGGGCGTCGAAGAGACTGCCAGACGAATCTTTGAAGCAGTTAGAGACTACAAGCCGATTGCAGTGGGCATCGAGAAAGGCGCACTAAAGAACGCTGTATTCCCATACCTCAATGATCAAATGAAGAAGAACCAAAGATTCTTTCGTATTGAAGAACTTACTCACGGTAACAAAAAGAAGACAGACCGTATTGTATGGGCGCTACAAGGCCGCTTTGAGCATGGTACAATAACACTTAACAAAGGCAGTTGGAATAGTCAGTTCCTAGATGAGCTTTTCCAGTTCCCTAATCAGTTAGTCCACGATGACTTAATAGATTCTTTGGCGTATGTAGACCAGTTAGCTCAAATTGCTTACTCCTTTGACTACGAAGAAGACGACTACCAATTTTTAGATAAATACTCAGGGTATTAACTATGGATTTTGAAAAGAACGAACATTTCTCAATTGAGCAAAATGTAGAAGGATGGGTAATGGAGAAGTGTCAGGAGTGGCGTGACCACTTTGACTCTAACTATTCGGAAACCTTTGATGAGTATTATCGCCTGTGGCGTGGACAGTGGGTTTCCGGTGACAGTACCCGTGAGTCAGAGCGTTCTAAGATCGTCTCTCCTGCGTTACAACAGGCTGTTGAGTCATCCGTTGCTGAGCTAGAGGAAGCTACCTTTGGCCGTGGCAAGTGGTTTGATCTTAAAGACGATAAGATGGATCAAGATCCTGCTGATATTGTAATGCTACGTGAGCATCTATATGCTGACTTTAAGCGTGACAAGATACGTAAAGGCATTGCAGAGTGTATTCTAAATGCTGCTGTGTTTGGCACAGGTATTGCTGAGATAGTGATGACTGAGGAAAAGGAACAAGCTCCAGCTACTCAACCTATCATGGGTGGAGAGCTACAGGCAGTTGGTGTTACTATACGTGACCGTACCGCTGTTAAGCTTAAGCCTATCATGCCACAGAACTTCCTGATTGATCCTGTTGCTACTTCCGTTGAGGAAGCATTGGGTGTTGCTGTAGATGAGTTTGTATCTCGTCACACTGTTGAGCTGCTACAGGAGCAAGGTGTTTACCGTAATGTTGACATTGAAGATGCCGCACCTGATTTAGACATTGAGCCAGATCAAGAGCTAACTGTCTTTGCTGACAACAAGGTACGCTTGACTAAGTACTACGGTCTTGTTCCTCGTCACCTTCTCGATGAAGCTATGCTTGAGGAAGAAGACGAAGTAATTGCTGAGTTAGTAGATGAAGAAGAAGATGAAAGCTATTATGTAGAAGCTATTATTGTCATTGCTAATAACGGTACTCTTCTTAAGGCTGAGAAGAACCCGTACATGATGCAGGATCGTCCTATCGTTTGTTTTCCTTGGGATGTCGTTCCTAGCCGCTTTTGGGGCAGAGGAGTATGTGAGAAAGGCTATAACAGCCAGAAGGCGTTAGACGCAGAGCTACGCGCTCGTATTGATGCTCTTGCTCTCACTATCCACCCAATGTTAGCAATGGATGCTTCACGGATGCCTAGAGGCGCTAAGCCAGAGGTCAGACCCGGGAAAGTTATCCTTACCAACGGTGATCCAAGAGAGATTCTACAGCCCTTTAACTTTGGTAATGTTAGCAATATTAGCTTTGCACAGGCCGATGCCTTACAACGCATGGTACAGACCGCTACAGGCGCTATAGACTCAGCCGGTACATCAGGGTCTATTAACGGTGATGCGACCGCTGCGGGCATTTCTATGAGCTTAGGAGCGATCATTAAGCGTCACAAGCGCACATTGATCAACTTCCAAGAGTCTTTCCTTATTCCTTTCGTTACAAAAGCCGCACACCGCTATATGCAGTTTGAGCCTGAGCTGTATCCTGTTGCTGACTACAAGTTTGAAACATCAAGCAGCTTAGGCATCATTGCACGAGAGTATGAGGTTACACAGCTTGTACAGTTGCTACAAACTATGTCTCCAGACACGCCTATGTACCCACAATTGGTACAGTCAATTATTGACA